GGGCTTTTGTAATACTTCTGACCATATACCTCGTGAAATTGCTTCACCTGCTCTAATTGTTTTTTCATAACTATACAAATATACAAAATAATTTTTAAAGTGCCAAATATTCTCCTAAAGATTTTACTCCGATAATCCGTTTGAACTCCGAACCATCTTTCATCAATATCACCGTTGGAACGCTCCTAATTCCATACGAACTTGCTAATCCGGATTCCGAATCCACATCAATCTTTTTTACAGGTATAGTTTTAGATACCTGTTCCATAATAGGAGCTAATTGTTTACAAGGTGCGCACCATTTTGCGCTAAAATACCAATATTCTATCATAATTTAATTATTTTTAATTTATTATCAACCATCACATGAAACGCAATCTGGGTCAGTTGCTCTTGCTGCTATATCACCCCTTAATACTGATTCAGTTCTCATATAGTATAAAGTTTTGATTCCTTCTTTCCAAGCTTCCAAGTGAACTTGATTTATCCACTTTGGAGATGCTTGTGATGGGAACGCAAGATTTAACGATACCGCCTGGTCAATGTATTGTTGCCTAATCCCAGCTTGCTTTATTAATTCTAATTGATTGATTTCTTTGAATGTTTTATACACATCTTTTACCCAATCAACTTCTTTACTTTGGATTGCAGTTTCGGGAATCTCCTGAATGTTTGTTAGTTTGTTTCCCAAAAATCCCCACTTTTCTAACTCATCAATACCTTGAACCGAACCACCATCTTCCAAAATCTTATCCCAAGTTTCTTTGTTATTGATTCCAATTTTACGAAGAACCCTTTCCAACTCAGGATTCTTACGAATGAATGTTCCTTTTGAGGTTTGCTCCGTAAATACATTCGCTGCCCAAGGTTCAATGCCTGGTGATATGTTACCACTTAACTTTGAATTAGACACCGTCGGTGCTATTGCCCTCAAGTGGGTATTCCGCATTTCAGTTCCAACACACCATAGAGGTTCACCATATTCTTTGGCCAAATCTCTACTTGCTCTTTCACTTTCAATTTTTATTTGTGAGAATATCTTTCTCGTTTCAAATTGAGCAGGTAATCCTTCAAATGAAACACCTCTTTGTTGTAAGTAAGTATGCCACCCAAGAACACCCAATCCCAATGCTCTCCCCTTTTCAGCAGAACGAACCGAGTTTTCAAATCCTCTCATATTCTTTGCTTTCTGAATGAACTCTTCTAATACCCCATCCAAAAACCAGATAGCGGTATAAATCAAATCAGTATCTTTCCACTCATCGTATTTTGCAAGATTGAGTGATGATAAACAACATACAAACGAATGTGATTCATCGGTGTGTAAAGCGATTTCAGAACAAATATTGGTCATAAACACCTTCAACCCATTTTTCTTATACGCCTCTGGGTTTTGTTTGTTTACATTTCCCTTATACATAATATAAGGTTCACCTGTTGCTTTTCTCTTCTGCAATAACTTACCCCACTTTCTTCTTGCTTCTTCATCCCCATCCTCCAACTTACGCATAAACTTATCACCAACAACTGCACATTGATGTAGATTAAGCGACTGGCGATTCACATCCCCCTTTGGTTCTCTGATTTCTAACCACTCTTCAAAATCTTTATGTTCAATGTTTAGATTAACTGATGCTGCTCCCCTACGAACTGCTCCCTGATTTGTTGCAAGGATTGTAGAATCAAATATTTTACAAAATGGAACAATACCATCGGATGTTCCGTTTCCAGTGATTTTGCTCCCCGCAGGTCTTATCATATTGATACCAATACCAACACCACCGCCATGCTTCGCAAGTAACATCATTTCTAAATTCTTCTGCCCAATTTCTTGGATAGAATCACCCACATCAATACCAAAACAGGAAATAGGTAATCCCCTATCTGTCCCCGTGTTTGATAAGACGGGTGTAGCGAGATTTAACCAACCACGCCATATATAATCAAAAAACTTTGATGCAAGTTGTGGTTTATCCAACCTCCTTGCTACCGCAGTACATACCCGCCAATACGCATCTTTGGGTTTCTCTCCTGCTAAAACATAACCTTTTGATATTGTTTTTAGGTAAACTTCAGTATGTCCCCAAGCGGGGTAATCAACTTCTTTTTCCCATCCTAATTCTTCTGCTATTTTATCTGCTATATTCATCGTATCCTTAAATTAAAATATATCACCCCAATCTTCACCTTCACCTGCTTTACTATAATCGGTTGGCCTCATAGCAAAGAAATCAGTATGAGTCAATCCTCCCGTAAGGTGGTAAAACCACTCTAAATTACCTGCACTAACTTTATCATACTCAAATATGGGGTCATAACCTAATTCAACCAATTTTTCGTTAGCTCTTTGTTTTATAAACTCTTTTAAATCTACTGCTGACAGGTTTTCTAAATCACCCATCTCAAACATCTTATCAATAAACTTTAGTTCCATCTCCACCATCAACTTTGCAGCAAACTCTATATCTTTTCTTACCTCACCCAATAGTTCAGGAAATTCTTCACACATATGTCTGAATAACCTACATCCCATTTTAGAGTGTAAAGATTCATCCCTAACCGACCATTTCATCTGCTGACCTACCCCTTTAAGTAGGTTTCTCATCTGAAATGAATAAAGAACTGCGAATGATGAATACAACGATACTCCCTCTGCAAACGCTGAAAAGATTGCCAAACTACGGCCTACCTCTGCTCTTGCTTTTGGATTTGTTTGTAACTCTTCAGGTGTCCAATTTGCTGATATTTGTGTTAGGAATTCAAATTTTTCTTTGATTTCCGGCTCATGCATAAATGCAGCAAAATCTTCTAATCCCAATGTTTCATTAAGATAAGAATACGCAGTTGCGTGGATTGTTTCTTGCGAACCAAACGCCATAGCCATCTGCCGTATCTCATGTTTTGGAAACCACTTTGTAACCATCCCTGTCCAATAATCAGAAACAGCGCATTCGGTTTGAGCGAACCCTAATAAGATATTACCTACTAAATTCTTTTCATGCTTCTTTAAATTTTCTTTCCAATCCTTCACATCCCCTTGCATCGGAATTTCGGTATGTAACCAAAAGGCCTGCATTTGGGGTAGCCATCCATCAGTATAATATTCTGGATATTCAAATGGTTTAAACGGTATTCTCTCTTCAAATAATCCCATAATAATCTCCTAAAAATTTTGTGTGTAAATATAAATACATTTTAAAACCCAATATCACCTTTCATATCTTTGTATTTTTGTAATAAATTTTTTCTTACTAAAGTTCCCCCATCTTTCATCTCTTTTTGGGTGTTTTGACCATCAATAGAATTATCATTGTATATCAAAATTTGCCCATTTGAAAAATTAGCTTTTGAAGGAAATGTCATTCCATCAGGTCCAAATCGGTTTTTAATAACATGCCATCTCCCCGTCCCTGCTAACTTATCATCAATCTTCCTACTCAATGAAACTACGAAATCAGCAGTCATCAATTTGGAAAAAGAACCTGCGATTGATGTTCCCGTAATTACATCCTGCTCAGCACCACTACGATTAATCTGCGACGCGGTATATAATGGAACACCATACTCCCCTGCCATCCCCCTTAAATCCACTATCAACTCTTCTAAAACCTCATACCTTTTTTCTTTAGCAGAACCTTTTAACAAATCAGCATAATCCACCACAATTACATCAGGCTTCTTACCCTGCAGTATCATCCTATCTATATGCGCTTTTAAAGTATTCAAACCAGCAGCACCTGAATTAAATCCTTTAATAACCAAATCACCCTTTAACGAACCTACCACTTTTTCAACCTCTTCAATATTATACTTTAGGTTGGGTATGGGTATCCCCGTGAAAAAGGAATCAAATCGTTGCCCCACCCATGTCTCCCATAATTCCAATGTATAATACACTACAATCTTACCACTCTTAACAGCGTTTGCCGCAACATTAACCAATGACCAGGACTTACCAATACCAGGCGGTGCTGCGAATATTATTAACTCACCCATTCCAAACCCACCTTGTGTAATTTCATCTATAACATCCCATCCAGTTGGTATTGGATTTCTTGCCAAATCATCATACCTCTGAGTTACCATTATCTTATACTCATGCCCAACATCCGTTGGTTGACCTGCTTTCATAGCAGTATCAATGGTTGATTTTATCTTATCATACTTACCTTGCTCTAAAAGTGGTATTGAATCTAAGATAGCTTGTTTAAGTGATTGATTTGTGCAAAAGTTTAAAGTTTCTTCTTTTACATAATCTAAATCATCTGATTCTAAATCCCGCCAAACCTGCTTTAAGGTATCTATTACTGATGTTTTTAGAATATCCCTCTCAATGGGGCTTATCTTCGTTTTAAGAACATCTAATGTTGGTTTGGATTCGTATGTATCTATGTACTCTAAAATCGTTTTACACAACCATTCTGATGCTTCTGAGTCAAAATATTGCGGCTTTAATATATCGTATATCTGTCTACTAAAAACCATATCCGATAATAAAGCGGATAAGATTTTAGTTTGAAACCCCGTTCCAAATTTACTTCCAAATTTTTCCATATGATACTAATATACAACCTTATTTGGTTTTTTCAAAATTATTTTTTAAAAGATTATCCAATCTCATAAAACTATTCCGTAACCACGAATCTACATTCGCAAAAGCAGTATATAACTTATCATACATAAACATTTTTTTAAACTCCAATAAATTTAACTTTGGATGATGATTATCTAAAATATCTCTCGTATTTGAAATAATTGATGTTGATATTTCAGGTAATTTTAATTGCATCAAATCGTAGTTTAATTCTATGGTTTCTACTGATTCCAATAATTTTTTTGATAGTTTATCATCACACCGTTCTTTAATTCCAGTGATAAACTCATTATAATCTAACTCCCCATCGTTTAAGAAATCCATTTTACCTAAAATAGTTTTCTTACCAATCCCATTCACACCTTTAATGTTATCCGATGAATCGCCCATAATAACCCTATACCAAATAAGGTTTTGAGGCATTACACCCCACTCCTCTTTGACAATTGATTCATCGTACATTATTTTTTTGATAGGTGAATAAACCTTAATTCTTTCATTCACCAATTGTAAAAAATCTTTATCAGATGATAGTAATATCACCTCATTTTTAAAATAGTGGTTAGCCATCCAAGCCATCAAATCATCTGCTTCCACATAATCTACCTGCAAAAGAGTTACGGGTAGGTTTTGAAGATACTCATACAAACGAATGAATTGCTTACGCATAGATTCCTGCTGGTCCTCTATATCTTCATATCCCTGCAGCCTATTCAGTCGTGTAAGGCCTGTTCTACCACCTTTATAATCGGAGTACATTTTTTTCCTCCGATGCGAACCACCCTTACCATCAAATACAATGATAACACGAGTAGGGTTCAAATTTCTAATAGTGGCTGCGGCGGATAACAGAAAGCCTGTTATACCACCACAGTGTTCACCATCATCGTTGAGAGCAGGGACTGCTCCGAAAACTCGAATGTACATATTCAACCCATCAATGATAAGGACTTTATCATTTAAGTTTTGATTTAAAACCTGTTGGTTTTCTTGTCCCAACTTACTCAACAAATCTTTGTAATTCTTAGTCATCAAAATCGGATAGTTCTATATTATCAACATTTGCTTCATCGGATGCTTCTTTGTACGAAAGAATGTAAGAATTACAAATTTCGTTGTAGATTTTTTCCTTCACATCAGCACGAGTCTGAAGAATATCAGGGAAATTCTTTGCTTGAAACTTTATTTCTTCACCAGTTTCGTTATCCACCCAAGTATACCACGCACCACTTTGATTGGCTAATTTATAGGTTTTCATCATTTCTAACCAAGAACCTAAGTTATCAATACCACTATCAAAGTAAATATCGTAATCAATTGAGCGTAGTGGTGGACCCATTCGGTTTTTAATAACCTGTGCTCGGGTTTTAATACCAATCACCTGTTCCACACCACCAACTTTTGCTTTCAACTGACCCATTTGTTTCAAACGGATTCTACAACTTGAATGGAATGCGATTGCCTTACCACCAGATGTAGTCCAAGGGTCGCCAAAACTTACCCCCATCCTGGTCCTTAATTGATTTGTAAAGATAAGAGTGATTCTTTCTCTACCAATTAAGTTGGTGATTTTACGCATTGCTTTTGAAATGATAATTGCTTTTTGAGTCGCGTATCCCGCCTGATCATAATCAGCTGAAATCTCAACCTTTGTTGATGCACCTGCTACGGAATCCACTACAATTGTAACCAATTTCTTTTTATCAGATTTTCTTACCGAATCAATAATTGAATCAATTGCTTCAAAAATATCTTCCACCGTTTCCAATGGAACATACAACATCTTTTTCAAA